CGAGCAAGAACAAGATAAGGTTCTGCGCCGCTGGTATCTAGATAAGATGACTGACATGAATGATCTCCGTCTTCGCTTTTTACAAAGTGAGACGGGTAAGACGTTGAGGATCGCTCCCTATGCAGTGTTACTGTATGGAGGGAGTGGTGTTGGAAAATCTGACCTCGCTGCTAAGATTGCTAAGCAAATCTTGGCCTGTAATGAATACTCTTCTGGAAAGGAGAATGTAACTGTGTTTAATATGAAGGATAAATATCAATCTGATTATCGACCGTCACACAACGCCGTCATTTTAGACGACGTTGCTAACACGAAACATGATAAGACTGATGTTGATCCCGCTGGTGTAATAATCCAGCTCATTAACAACACCCCGACTGCCGCTCTGCAAGCTGATGTTGCCCGTAAGGGCTTGATTATGCTTGAACCCAAGGTAGTGGTTGCGACCACTAACAAGAAAACGATAGATGCGTCTGTCTTTTCTAACGAACCCATATCTGTTTTGCGTAGGTTCGAGTATGTTCTCACCGTTGAAGTGAAACCCGAGTTTTGTAAACCCGGGCAGAAAATGCTTGATCCCACGAAGGCCCAAGGTGTTGCTAACATCTGGGACATCACGCTTGAGAAAGCAGTTCTCAGCGCGCAGGGAAAGATAGGGTTTACGCTTGTGGAGAAAACGGATGTTTATGGGCTTTTGAAGCGTTTAGCTGAAGAGACCCCTAAATACTACCAGAATCAATTTTTGGTGTGCCAACGAAGCTCGCAGATTTATGATGCTGAGCTTTGTGAACACAAAATCATTGCATCCCTTTGCTGTGATTGTGTTGGACCACCTTCTGTACCCGAAGCTGATGAGAACTCTCAGGAGTTCCAAAGCGCCCGTGTGATTGTTCGACGTGTTCTTGCTATGAGGTATGTTGCAAATTTGGCTTATGTCATCTTGAACGTTCCTTATTTGAGTTCAGCCGCTAGTGCAGCTTTCTTTTATCATGATAAGTTACCTTTCTTGCTTATGGGGATTTTCTCCTTTGCTAGCTGGGTCACTCAATCTGAACTGAAACACTGCTTTTTCCTGTTCCTTGTTATGTACTTGATTGCACACTATGTGTGCGTCACGTATATTAGTCCTATTTTTGATCGTATTTTGCCGGTGCCCCTTGTGGGGCTACGTGCTGTTATACGTTTGACTATGGACTTTGCTGGAACTGTACTCCGCCGTAGGAAACCAATTTTGTTCTTCGGGATGACTTTGGCAGCCTTCGGATCTTTGTTATACATGATGCGTAGCATGAAAGAGGTATTTGCTTTCCAATCCGTTTCGGAAGGAGAGGAAGTGCCCCCAGATGCTACGCAGAAAGAAAATTTCTGGACGAAGGTCGAGCGCCTTCCCATACCTACTAGTCATACAGCAGAGACCACCACTTTTGATGATCTTGTGAATTTCACTCAGACCAACGTACGTTGTATTGAGGTCGATCATGGTGATTCTGTTCAGCGTTCTAACATATTTGGCGTGAAGCGAAACATCTGGGCTATGAATGCTCATGTGTGGAAATCTCGCGTCAATGATGAGTTCCTTCGTATGAATGTGCATAGAGGAGATGTTGAGCACAATGCCAATACGTGTGAATTCTACTTGTATAAGTCCCAAGTGTGGGAATG